TCAAAAAAAGCGCTGGTATGGTAAATGACTTTGATGTATATGTAGATGAAGATACAGATATACAGTATGTAGTAGATAGAAAATTAGTACCTGAAGGAACTCCTCCTACTCTAAATTTATTTGGTCAAAAAACTACCGCAAGAGCGTTTAATATAAGTAGTAAAGTTACTTCAGACTTAACTACTATGATAGCTATAGGTGCATCAGCTTCTAATACCGATGCAGGGTTAGATGCAATGCAGATGCAACAATGGAACCAAGGAATAGTAGATAGGTATTTAGGTAAAAAAGAATTTGGTGGAAAAAAAGAAATTACTATAAATGATAAATTAAAAAATCAAAGTAATTTTATTACTTTAATTGAATATTTTGGTGCTTTAAATCAGACGATTGGTAATAAAGATTTTCAAAAAAATGGAAGTAAAACTTTAGCTTATAACCCAGGTGATGAAGATTCAATATCGGCTGTTCATAAAAGCGTAATGAATAAATTATATCAACATTCATTATTTAAAGATGGTTTAGTTCCAGCAGGACTTATACCAGTACAGTTATCTTTTACTATAGATGGCATAGGAGGAATAAAAATAGGTCAAACTTTTAGTATACAGGATAAAATATTACCTGAAAGATACAAAGATCCAACAACTGGAAAAAGTAGAGTAGGATTTATAGTAAAAGCTATCAACCATGCTTTAGACGGTGGATCCTGGGTTACTGAAGTAGAAGCATTAATGTACCATAGCCAAAAAGTTAGTAAAATAGATAACTTAGTAGACATAGAAGAATTTATAGAAGATGTTGTTACCGAATCTTTAGAAGAAATAATAGTAACTGATAAAGAATTTGATTTTGGTAGTATAGCACAAAATGGTGATGATAAAATAAGAGACGATGACGAAGGATCTGGGTTATTTGGTGCCAGTAGACTTGGAAGAAAACATACCGGATTAGACTTATATGCACCAGCTGCAGATGCAATTTATAGTCCTATGGATGCAGAAGTAACTTATCATGCAACACCTTTTAACTCGGCTAACAAAAAAGGTGGAGGATATCTTGAATTAAATGGAATTAACGATTTTGCAGGAGTTAGAATAATTATAGGGTATGCTCACGCTGGAGGAAAGACTGGCAAAAGGATAGAAGATACAAGTGAATTAGAACCTAATTTAAAACCTCATCAAAAAAATTATGGGTTTTACTTTGAATATATAGGACAACCTGTTACTGTATCAAAAGGAGATCAGATTGGAGTAGTAAATCAAATAGTATCTAAGGATGGTTTTCCTATTTATAACTACTCTAATGAGAAAGTACTAACTTATAAGTCAGATAAAATGGTAAACCATTTACATGTAAAGGCAGAATATACAGATCCTGCAACTACAGATAAATCATATATTGATTTACAAAAATACTATAATGGTGGTATTCAATCTGAAGTATTAAAAGAAGATTTAACAGGACGAAAAGAATAATATGTACTTACCGAAAGGAAAATATAGTAAACCTAAATACTCTTATGGAGGTGATTTATCTATGTTAGATGGAACTTCCTATAAGGGTTATTATTTTACAGATCAAGCTGGTAATACTTTTACGGGTTCTAAACCAAGTTCTGATTCTAAATTACTAATAAGAACATCTGAAGAACTAGTTACCGAATCTACTAAAACTACAGCATTTAAAAGATTTGTCTCTCAAACTATTTCTCCTACCGAAAAAGACTACGAAAATGGATTTTTTACGAGATATTTTTTACAGGATAAAAGATCTGAAAAAATTATAGAAGTAAAATTAAAAAAATATAAATACTGGCAAAAGTATTATTTTATAGAAGGATTGAAACTTAGGTGGCTTTTAACAACTCCTATAAAAAATATTAAAAAAGGACCGTACGTATTTTTTGGATCTGAATCTAAAAATAAAGAAACAGTCTTAGATCAAAAAATTATTAGATTTCCTGAGAATTATTTCGTATCTTATTCTGAGTTTATAAGGGAAGAAGAAGATTCTATATCTGAAAATAAATTTAAAAAAATTCAAGAAGATTTATTTACACCAGGTAAAGAGTTTACTATTAGGGGTACTAATCAAGAATATGTAGGTAAATATCATATTCATCCTGAAAAAGGACCAATGGTAGGTGCTAAACATACTAGTGTACCTCATAATTATTTAGATAAAATAGTTATAGATAAAGAAGAAACTACTCAGATTGAACAAGAAGTTACCGGATCACAAGAACCTACTATTCCTGTGAATGTATTTGGTGGTTCTAGTGCACCGTCCTCGGGTGGAGGAGGTGGAGGAGGGTATTCTTCTGGGTATTAGTTGGTTATTTAGAAAAAATTAGTTATATTAAAATAAAAAGGTTATAGTGTTTTACATTTCTGAAACAGAAAATCAATTAGAAAGGCTTGAACAGTTTAGTAGATTAGGTGCTTTTGTATATGTAGTACCTTCTAATTTCTATTATCACCCGAAACTTACAAATACAGTTGCTGTCTATATCAGACCTTTAAAAAGTTCTCATGGCTTTATCATACCGATAGATCATACAGAAGGCTTAAATGTTGATAAAAACCGTGTCTATGAGATATTGAAAGACTTTAATAAACTATATACAGTAGATAAGAAAGAGTTGCTCTATCACTTTAATTTACAGCAATCTATAGATGTTTCTTTACTATATTCTATGATTAAATTCGATAAATTAGAATATAGTACAAATAATAGCACTATTAATCATTTTTATAATAAATTTAACGATATACCATATACTAATAAAATTATTCCTATTAGTAAATTATACGAAGTATGTGAAAAAATTTATTCTCAAGTAGAAAAGTATATTGATTTAGAAATACCAGAAGGATTTGATTTTTATAATAACACAGGTACCAATGTATTCTATTTATTAGAACAGTCTGGATTAGGAATTTATTACGAAGCTTTTAACGAATTATTTAAACCTAGAAATCCTTTATATAACTGTATAGATAATAAAGTTTTATCTTATTATAATTTGTATAATATTACTTCTAGACCGACTAATGCTTTTAATAGCGTTAATTTTGCAGCTATTCCTAAATCAGAAACTCATCGTAAGTGTTTTAAACCTCAAAATGACTACTTTGTAGAGTTTGACTTTGATGGATATCACTTACGTTTATTATGTGAACAGATAAATTATACTTTAACTGATGAATCAGCTCATAAACAGCTGGCTAAACTATATTTCGAAAAAGATAACATAAGTGATGATGAATATAATCAAGCAAAACAAATTAACTTTCATGCAATTTATGGAAAAATACCAGAAAAATGGGCTTTCCTTGAAATCTTTGAAAAGATTGATGACTATATCCGAACCCTTTGGAAAGGATTTGAAGATGACGGAAAAATCTTGGCACCAATTTCTAAAAAACCTTTTACAAACAAGTTAAAAGACATGAATCCACAGAAATTGATGAATTATGTCATGCAATCGTTGGAAACTTCAAGAAATATACTTATATTAAAAGAAGTACTAAGGTACTTAAAAAATAAAAAAACAAAAGTAGTTCTTTATACTTATGATGCCTTACTTTTCGATTTTAGTAAAGAAGATGGTAAAGAAACGTTACAAGATATTAAAGAAATACTTGAAACTGACGGGAAATACCCGGTTAAGTTCAAATACTCAAATAATTTAGTTTTGTGAAACAGTTTAATATTTATATGAAATGGTAGATACCGTTAGATCTCAGTTTGATTACGATATTGATACCATATATTTAAACGAAGATATGAGTAACAAGCTGTTCTGTACTTTTGCTACAGAAGATACACTTAATGATGTACTAGCTCAAATCCAGGAACGTTATAACATTATATATAATAAAATTTTTGTTCTTTTTTCTAAAAGTCAAAATGAGTATATATGTACGTATAATGTTGATTTTGGAAACGTAGGAGCATTTTTAGATAATACTATCTTAGTACATAGAAAAAAAGAATCTAATACCCTTTACACTATTAATGCTCTAAATACCTTAATTAAAGAGTTAAACGGTGGTGTCTTAGATACAACTTTTAAAGTTAATTGGAATGACTATAGAAATTGTATACTTCTTACTAAAGGTCCTGATTTAAAAAGGGTAAACACAAAACTTTACAAAATAATTGAGTTATAAGTTGCCTAATTGCAACTTTATAGTTATATTATAATAAACGTTATATTTTAAAATTAGTTATATATGGATTTAAATGCAATCAAGGCTAAATTAACAGCCTTAAACACGGATAATCAGTCACAAGAAAAAACTGATTATACTAAAATTTTCTGGAGACCTGAATTAGGTAAACAGACAGTAAGAATAGTTCCATCTGCATATGATCCCGCTTTTCCTTTTAAAGAGTTAAAATTCCATTACGGTGTTGGGAAGTATCCAATGGTAGCTTTGTCTAACTTTGGTAAACAAGACCCAATTGAAGAGTTCGTAAAGGAACTTAAAAAGACTTCTGATAAGGATAACTGGTCATTAGCAGGTAAACTTAACCCTAAAACTAGAATCTTTGCACCTGTTGTAGTAAGAGGTGAAGAAGATAAAGGAGTTAGATTATGGGGATTCGGTATTACTATCTATAAAGCTCTTTTAGCATTAGCTGAAGACGAAGACATCGGAGATTTTACTGATGTTATTAATGGATGGGATATGGTTGTAGAGCAGAGACAAGGTAACCCTTATCCTGAAACTACAGTTAGAATTAAACCTAAACAAACACCTTTATCGGATGATAATGATTTAGTTGATAAGTGGTTGAAGGAACAACCTAATCCGGTAGATGTTCATAGTCAGTATGATTATGACTTTATCAAGAAGCAACTTCAAAATTATTTGAACCCAGGATCAGCTGAGGAGAATGCTCCAGCAGCAGGTTCGGAATCAAGTACGCCAGAAAGCTCAGGAAGTCCTCAAAAGACTGACTTTA